GTGGGGAATAGGGGGCACGTCCGGCTTGGTGTAGTACTTGCTGTTCTCGTCCGACGGGTCGATGTACGGAGTGTCCGAGCCCTCGAGAGGCTTGGCCGTCATGTCACGCTTGCGCTTCTCGAACATCGCCGCCGCCTCGGACTGATTCTTGCGATACTTGACCATAATCTCCTCCAGCTTGTCGTTGGCATAGTGCGTGTCGTCAATCTGGTCACGGTCCGGGGGAATCAAGAGCCACTTGTACATGTCAACGACGTAAATGTCCACCAGACCATCCTCCTTCTGAAGGCGCTTGGCGTGATTGGCCGCGTCGTCACGAGTCGCAAAGCACCCACGAATCTTCATACCAAGCTTCTCATTCTTCTGGGGGAGGTCCGGACCAACGAAAGAAATGCACGCAAAAACCTGTCCTGGGACTGTGATGTAATCAGCCTCGAGAGAGCCCATATAAAAGTAAAGGCTCCTTCTTTTTTAAGCGAATGGACGCGGTTCGCAAACTCCACAATCAAATGAAACGAAATCTCATCCTCAAGTGGGTCACGCCTGGTGCGTTCGTCCTCGACTGTGGATGTGGCCGAGGCGGCGACTGGCACAAATGGAAGGCGATCTGTGCACGTGTCGCGGCGACCGACCCCGACCCCGAGTCGCTCAAGGAGGCCGAGTCCCGCGCGCTCGATCTGGATTTCGGCGTGTGGTTTCTCGGCCCCGGGGACATTCGCACAGCCGCCTCATCCGGCCCCTTTGACGTCGTCTGTTACAACTTTTCACTTCACTACATTTTTGAAAATGAAATCATTTTGAAAGAATCTCTCGACGCCCTGACCAAAGCGGTCCGACCAGGTGGCTTGCTCATGGGCGTCGTGCCGGAAAGGGCACGGGCCGAGTCCCTCACGGCGGGTGGGAAGTTTCAGGACGCCCTGGGAAACACGCTCGAAATCACGGGGGACCAACTCCTCGTTCGACTCGTCGACGGGCCGTTCTATGCAGATGGCCCACGGGCCGAACCGCTCTTGGACGCGGGACGACTCATCGACCAACTCAAGGAGCGCGGGTTTCGCATGCTCGTCTGGGAACCCATGCTTCCACAGCCCAACCGACTCGTGTCGGATTTATATTCCAACTTTGTTTTCAAAAAAATCTAAGACTAGAACAGGATGCTGTGGCTCGTGGGACTCGTTCTCATCACGGTCATTATACTTTTGAACCGTCCACCAGACTTGTTTGTTCAGGTGCGTCATAGATACGACCAACTTCTCAAAACGCTCGAGAACGACCCGGACCTCGACCCGAGATGGGAACCCGTGAAGAAGCGCGTGATTCTCACGGGCATGTGCAAATGGGACAAGTCAAACGGGGCCATAGCCTACAACGTCAACAAGGGGTACGAGGTGTACATATGCCTCGACGGGTCCGACAAACTCTCAGACGAGACGCGAATCAATACAGCCATGCATGTGCTTATTCACGAACTGGCCCATTCGACAGTTCGGGAGTATGAACATTCAGATTCATTTTGGAAAAATTTCAAAGATTTTAAAAAGTATTGTGAAAAGGCGGGCCTTTACACACCCGGTGACGTCGGGCCGTTTTGCGGGGAGAAGATACGACCCTAGTTCAAGAACCGGTGAGCGAGGAAAAACACGATGGCGGCCAGGATCGCCGTCAGACCCATGGCGCTCATAGATCCCGTCTCGACGCTCGGGAAAAACTGACCCACGCGCTCCTGCACGGGCTTGGACGTAGCCACGACCGCCGCCAGACCCGCCAGAACAGCCATGTACTGCTCCATGGTCAGACCGAAAGGAATCTTCCGGAGGTTCGTCTGAGGCTGAGCCTGCTGCTGCTGCTGAACCTGCTGCTGCATCTGCGGCTGACCGAACGCCATCTCGTTCTGCTGGGGAATGACATCATCAAGCGGAGTGGAGAACTCAGCCATTTGAGATTCGTCAATGTTTTTTTCAGGCTCAATTAACCCCTGAGGAATGGAAGACGTAATGTCACTGGAACCGTTCGTGTCGAAAGATTCCATCTGTTAGTATCCACCCGGTTTCTTTGCCGTCTGAGCTGGCGCAGCCCCGAGCTTCTTGACCGTCACGGATGACGTCCCGGGCTTGCGTGCGAGTGGAACACCTCCCGTGCCCTGTGCAAGCGCCCTGGGATTGTAGTGCCTCTGATGAAACTGCCAAAGTGCTGGACTTCCGCACCTGAAGTTTTTCCTGAGCGCCGCCTTGTACCAAAACACGCAGTTTGTGACGTCGTTGCTCTTGGACGTGTTGTCGAGAACCAGACACTCGTAATTCTCCGTGCATGCATCCATCACCTGGCAAAACTGGTCAAAGGTTGGAAAAACCCCGAAAAAAGCTTTGTAAAGATTTTCCCGATTCTGACGAACGTTGTCTCGAAGGACAAACACGTAATCGACATTCGTCCGAATCATAGGCGTCATATCCATGCAGTACTGAGTCGTCATCATGTAGAAAATCTTCCAGTGTCGCCCGTTCATAAAGAGCTGACGGATGCACGGGTCACGCATAAACGCCCGGTCGTACATGCAGTCATCCATAAGTATAAAGACGGGCTGGCATCTTCCAGCCGCGAGGTTCTTCTTCTGACGTTCAATAATCTTCTCAACCGCCCCCTTGTTGTAGTCGCCGTAGACAAAGAGGTCTGGGATGAACTGCTTGTAGTGTCCGTTGCCCTCCTCGGTTCCGGACATGGCGATTCCCGCTGGAATGCTGCGCTTGTGCCACAGAATGTCCGTGACGAGCGTCGACTTGCCCGTCCCACGCTTGCCGATGAACACGCACACCTTGTCATCCGCCATTTTGCTGGGGTCGAACTTTTTCAACTGGATATTCATCCCTGGGAGGTGCGCGGAGATTCGTGAGCGGTGTGTAGCGCACACCGGAAAACAATCTTTTACTTTAGTAGAGATGTCCGCAGGGGCAGTACAACTTGCCGCAATCGGACAACAAGACGCATATCTCACGGGGTCTCCGTCCGTCTCGTATTTCAACGGCGTCTACAGGAGGCACACACCCTTTTCCCTACAGGCTTTCAGCATTCCTTTCCAGGGTCAGCAAATTCAGTGGGGGTCTCAAGCGGTGTGCCGTGTGCCTTACAAAGGCGACCTCGTGAGAGGCACGACCCTCGCCGTCACCCTTCCCGCTCTGTCGCCCGTCACGGTTGACTTTACGTGGCCAGTGTCCGTCGCCCTCCAGAGACCCATCCCGTACCTCATAATCGACGGGAATTACTCCACTCCAAAGACTGTCTCCATCGGCGTTCTCGACACGTACTCAACCTCCACCATCAACCAATGGCTCGGACCCGCTGCATCCCTCAACGCCTACGTGTCCTACAATTCAGGACTCTCAAAGTTTGCATTTGCAAACTGCTCAAACGTCACGCTCAACACGGCGGACGTGGCAACCACGGCAATCTTTTTCGGTCTAGACCCTCACAATTTCTCAATCCTCCCAACCTCCAACACCGTCCAGTGGGACGTGAGCCCCGGGGGGTCGCCAGGTCCCGTCGCCGATTTCACCCTGAGTCAGTCGGGCTGGCAAAGCACATCCAGCGCCACAACTCCAAACATCACCGAATCTCTCCTCATGAACGTCTCCGCGGCAGTCACCCTCACGACTCAAAATCCCACGTCGGGTGGATTCATCGCACAGTTTGTCGATTTGAGTCGATTCGGAACCGCCCTCGGATTCACAACCCTCTTTAGCGTCACAGCGGGCGGGTCCATCAAGTTTAACTTCACGGGCTCTTACGTGTTTATTCTGGCGCTGAACGTCTCAGCCCCCGTGGCTCGCGTGGGCGTCGGGCACTGGGCGCAGGACGGTCACCCATCCGGTGCTTTCGTCACGGGCACGCCAGGTGTCGGTCAGTGGGCCTGGAACGACTACGCCTATTCATACCTGGTGGCGCCGGCGCCCCTCATGCCCATGGTGGTCCTGCCCATCAACGTCACCGACATTACACAGTACTATTACATCGACCTCGAGACTCAGACGAACGCCCCCCTCGTCATCGGTGACGGCACGCTCGGCACGGAGATTCAGATTACAGACGTCAATCAATATCTCGCCCTCCCGACCAACCAGACCCTCGTCCTAGACACAATCAACATAGGGACCAACTGGTCATCCACGGGGTTTTTCACCCAGATTGCCCCAGTGAGCGTCTCGAACGCATTCACCTTTTTGACGACTGGAATTTACAACATTCGTGGGACGCTCGTCACCTCTGGGTCGAACATCTTCTCCGTGACTCTGAGCAACGCCACGGTTCCAAACATCCTCACATGGAACACGACCCAGAGCCGCAGCCCAACCATAAACTTCACCCTCCCCGTCCAGGTGACGAGTCTGACTGACCAGTACCGTATAAGCCTCCGCACGGACAACCCCGCGACTCTCACGGCCCAGTCCTGGTTTGCAGTCGAACAGATCGGCGTCCCGACGGGAACCACCCTACAACCAAACAGTTTCAAAAAGAATGGATTTTTATTCACCGCCAACACGTTCGCTCAAGTTTCAACCGGTCTGACTCCGGTAAATTTTAAACAAACCGTCTTGGCGTCTGGAACGTCTAGGCACATCAGCGTCACGAACGGTGGAAACATTCAATTTTCAAACGTAGGTGCGTACAAATTCCAGGCGTATTTCGAGACGGCCAACGCCTACGTCACCTCCGTGTCCCTCTTCCAGTCAAACAACGGAGACACCCGCCCAGCCACGCCCCTTTACCAAGTCTCGAGCCCTTTGAACATCGGCACAATCGGACCGTACACCATCGACGTCGTGGCTCAGTGCAACGACCTGGCCAACGTGTTCTTCATGGATATTCAAACCATCAGCCCGGCCGGACTCTCCAACATCACGTCAAACGCCTTCATCACGGTCGTGGGCGTGACTGCCCCGACGCCCAACTCGTACCAGTACGTAGACTCGGTCGGCACATATCTCGTGGAGCGCGCCGAACTCAAGATTGGCGGTCAACTCATACAGACCCTGACGGGCGAAGCCATCGAGATTTTCAACGACCTCACGGTTCCTCAGGAAAATCAGCCAGGTCTCACGCTCCTCACGGGCAAGCTCGACACGAGTCAGTCGACGACGGACCGCATGTACTACGTCAACCTCCCGTTCTTCTTCTACGACGCGGCTGAACTCTCCGTGCCAATCTGCGCGCTGCCTCGTCAGGACATGGAGATTTACATAACATTCAAACCATTTTCGTCATTGATTGCGACGAGTTCCCTCGTGACTCAGACGACCGTCCAGGCGACAGTCATAGTAGAGTACGCGTACTTGTCAAACCCCGAGGTTGAATGGATGTCCAAGCACGTCCTCGACTATGTGATTACTCAGACGCAGTACGCGAGGTTTAATCTCGGCGAGAGCACGATCGTCGACCTCGACTTTCATGGACCCGTCCGTGAGCTCGCGTGCGTCGTCCAGGATTCGGCCGCCACCCCGTACGTCTACGTCTCCGACCCGGGCATGTCCGCCTCGCTCTCCTTCAACGGTGAAGACTTTTTCGACCCCGGAACTGTCGACTTTCAGTTTATGCACATCATCAACCCGCTCGAAAAGCACACGCGTCAGCCAAACAGGGTGGTCTACCTGTACTCTTTTGCGAGAAGGCCCCAGGACCCCAGACCGTCCGGCTCCATCAACATGAGCAGAATCAGGCAGAAGCGCTTCCAGATGAATCTTCCCGGAACGCCGTCGCTCGCCACGAAACAGCTCAGAATCCTGGCCACTTCGTACAACGTCCTTCGCGTGTCGGACGGGCTCGCGGGTCTGCTCTACGACTAAAAACCGAGCTTCCTATTAGTAGATGGCCGGTCGCCAAGTCCTCGCAGCCCTAGGCCGTGCCGACGTCATTCTTTC